AGGCATTGCAACGACGTTTTGCAGATACTCCAGACTTGGCCAATTTGATGTTTGAAAGAGAGTCTAAAGATTTTTACGAGCATCACAACGCAAAAAAATGGGCGAATAGCCGAAAAGGTAAAATTACCTCTATTGCTGGAGCAATCGCAACATGGACAAAAAACGCTGATGATTGGGGAACAATGCGGAGGAAATACGCTGAACTCAAAAAAGGTTCTCCCTCGTTGCCTCAAAATACACCAAATGAGGGGTCAGGGGCTGGATTCAGGCGCGTTTTGCCCAAAAGTGGCACCACTACCCAACAAACTCTTTTTGTTGCCCCTGAGCTTAATAATTCACTTTCTCCAGAATTTGAAGAGATATGAAAAACGGCCAACTCAAAAACGAAGTATTCAAACGGCTAAAGGGAAAGGTTCCACCCCAATTTGTACCACTGGAGGAGGCTTTATTGGGGGCTTGTTTGATTGATAAGTTTGCATTTCACCAAATGGTTAATTTGGGGGTCAATAAAAAAACCTTTTACTTTGATAGTCACCAGTTGATTTTTTTGGCAATGGTAAGGCTCAATGACCAGGGCTTGCCAATAGACCTCTTGACCGTTACCGCTGAAATGCAAAAAATGGGGCTTTTCTTCGCTGGTCAAGTCGATGAAAAATTAAGCCCTTATTACCTGGTTGAATTGACCAACAAAGTTGCCTCCTCAGCAAACTTGGCCGGGCATTGTTTAAAGCTCAGGGAGTACGAATTGAAGCGTGAAATAATTGATCATTCTTATTTGATGATTGATCGAGCTTATGAGGAATCAGCTGACGCCTTGGAGCTTTTAGAGGATTTCCAAAAGGCTGCATTTGCCTTGGGCGATCTTGGCACCGTATCAAAAGAGTCTGACGGCCTGGAGCTTTACGAGCTTTCCGAAAAAGCTTTTCACAATGCCAGAAAACCAGAAAGTGAGGCTTTCAGGCTGATGCTTGGTTTCAATGGCCTTGACCAGCTGATTGGACAACTAAAGGAGGGGGATTTTGGATTGGTAGCGGCGCGGCCTGGAGTTGGTAAATCTGGATTCATGGCCAAGGCAGCTGACCACATTGCAAGAACCTTGGCGGTTCCCGTTGGTATCATTACTCTTGAGATGACCAAATTGCAGCAGTATTGGCGGATTTGCTCAAGGGTTTCCGGGGTTTCGATTCACAAGATTTCAAACGCCTTTAAGCTCTCAGAGCCTGAGGCCAACCAATTCTTGGAGTCCTCAAAGATTGTGCGCGACCTACCGATTTTGTATTATGACGGAGTTGGACGCCTTGACCAGGTTTGTTCCAAAATTAGGTCAATGGCTGCAAGGGGCTGCAAGGTCATTTTTATTGACTACATCCAATTGATGAATGCACCAGGTTACGCAACCAGGGACTTGGAATTGGGCACCATTTCCAGGACTTTGAAAGAGTTGGCCAAAGAGCTTGGTATTTCAATTATTGGCCTCTCTCAATTAAAGCGCGGTACAGGCAGGCCAAAACTTAGCGAATTGAGGGAGTCTGGAAACCTGGAGCAAGATATTGACTTTTGCGTTTTGCTTTACAGGCCAATCCTGGACGGCATAACACACGATGAACAAGGAGCCCTCCCCAAAGGATACACTGAGGCCATATTGGCCAAGAACAGAAACGGAGCCCTTGACACGGTTGTTTTATACTTCACTGGTTTCAATGCTTCGTTTGATAATTACGAAGGGGAAACCAAGGAGTTTGAGGATATTCCTTTTTAATTTTTCACCACAAAACATTAAACAATGATTTTTGACTCCCTTGTTGGGTAATTTATAGTTGACCATATAAAGGAAACCGTACCTCTTAGCGTCCATTAAATGGTTGTACTCTGAAATTGGGGTGTCACTCTTTTTGTCCGCCCAAACATAATTATCCAATTCGTTCTTGGCGTTAGGGCTCAGCGGGTCAACAATTATTTTGTAATCCCTTATTGCTTTGATCCCCTGTATAACTGAGTTTGGAGCTTTCTTTACTGGAAACATGCGCCAACCCCTCGCTTTCAAATATTTTACCGTCCTACCCTCGTTTGTGTCGCAAATTATGGGCTTTGATTTGTCCTTAATCCCAAGCTTGAAACGCTCGTGTATTTGCTCGTTGGATAGTTCGCACTCATAAATCAATTCTCTTATGTATATCCTTTTCCTTTTCTTGTCAACTGCAATTTTGAGAAGCGCCAAAGGATCAGGCCAAAACCCAAAATCCAGTGCATAAATATACGGCAAACTTTCATCAAATTCCCCCTCTTCCCAATCTTCATAAATTACCCCCTCTGCTTTCTCCCTCCATTGGCCAATAAGATAATGGGCATATTTTTTGGGGTTTTTAATTTTCATCTCCTTGGCAATCTTGAGGTAAGATTGACTAAGGTTCTCCAGGTTATCCAAATAGGTCACATGGATGTGTGTAACGTCTTCGTGTGTGCTGACGCTGACCGGGAAACCATCAATCCAAATGGTTTTCCTTGTGTCCTGTATCCATCGTTGGTAAATCCAATGGTTTTTATTGGTTGGGTTCATCAGCAAAACGACAAGGTTTACTTTGTCCTTTTGCCTTATTGAGAGGTCAATTTTGTCAAATTCATCCTCATTGGCCAACTCCTCAGCTTCATCTAAAACAAAGATGTTTGATTTTAGCCCCTTGTGTTTTGCTGTTTGGGTTTTACTGCCTGACTTGATGCCTCTAAAAGAAATGCTTGAGTTTGTCTTTGGGCAATAAATGTCGTTGCGCTTTTGGGTGAACATCGCCCCCATGTTTTGCAACGTGATCATGTCTTTGAAATCAACAACAATGGTGTCATTGGCGGAGGCCATTGTATAGCGAGTGTACAAGATACGCTCGTTGTGACGCTCTGCCATAATGCGGGAACACAACCAAGTAATAAAGAAAGTCTTGGCCGCGCCCCGCCCGCCCGTGATAAGTAAATATCTGGTCTTTGGTGCCTCCTCAGTTATTGCCCTGAACTTTTCATTTATTCGGAGGTCTTGACCCATACCAGTCTTGGAATTTCTGCGACAACTTGACCCTCTCCGCCAATTGTGTCACTTATCTTTTTACCGTACCCTCTGCTTGTACCGTGCATCTCCAAGTACCACTTGATTAAAGCCGGGTCTTTCATTCCGTTTATCATCTTCATCAATGCGTACTCAGCAACATCCAAGTTGTTCTCTTTCAACTGGTTTATTTGCTCCCTGTATTCGTCATCATTCTCCAGCCAATTGTAATGGGTTTCCCTTGTGATACCAGCTTGAGCACACGCATATTTGACAACGCAAAAGTGGTCAACCATACCCTTTATCATAGCCGCCTTTTGTGTCAAAATAGACAGATGTCGAGACTCTAAACTTTTGGCTCTGTCTTCGTCCGTAAGTACGTGGGTTGGGGCTTTTTTTGAAGCCATTGCAAGAGGTTTTTAATCGTTGGAAAAACGCTTTAGTAGCTGCTTGTTGTGGTAAGCCTGCCTTTTGAGGTTCCTTCTTTTGACGGTTTTACGCTTTTGTTTTGCCCAAGCTTGAGGGTCAGAGGGTTCCTTTATCTTGACGGCCTGGTTGGCTTTTGCTCTAACCTCTTTGTAGTGCTCAACCATCTTGCGGTTTAAATCCCTTTGGTCATCAGTCCAAGTTGATTCAATAAACTCTTTCTCTGCCAAATAAAGCTCCTTATTGAAAACTTTGTGTACTTGCTCAAAAGGGATTTGCTCAACAATCTCTCCAGTCAAATTCTTATGCAAGAGGTTTGGGAAACCGCCCCGGTAAATTTTGGCGTAGCCTGAGCCATCTTCATTGTCCAGGATAAACGAGCCCTCCCCATAATGCACAATAATTGCTTGGCGGATTTGGTTAGCAAATGGCTTGTACCAGGCGTTTGTAAATTGGCCGTCGTCCTGGACTCGCATGTTGACAAACTCAATATCCCCCTCTTTTAGTACTTGGCCATTCCAGCCTAAAAATATCTCTCCCATTTTTGGCATGTTTGAATTGTGGTGATAAAATTAGAAACGCTCTGAAACAATCCAACGGACTGGTATTTTAAAATCCTTTTGGCCGGGTGTCCAAATCTTGAAAAGCATTGGGTAAAGTATTTCCTTGTATGCCTCCCCGCTTGAGCCTGAGAGAAACGCAAAATCCCCGGTTGCTTTTTGTATGTATGGTTTCCGCCCGGTCAATGGGCAACCCTCCGTATTAATAACCTCCAATCCCATGTGAACGCGAATGTTGCCGTGTTTGATGTTTACGCCCCATGTATCAACGCCCTTGGTCATCTGGAGAGCCAACGCGAACTTGTGTAAATAATTCTTGCTATAATTCAAGAAAAATTTACCCTCCAACCAGGGTAACAAAAAGCCCTCACCTGGTTCAATACATGTTTGACCGTGTACCTTATCCAAGTCCCCGTCTTGGTCTTGGTCGGCTGCTGGTGCATCCTCCAAAAGGAAAAAGAGCGCCTTGTTGTTCAACTTGAGTGTTGATAAGGTGCTCTTTTCGGTTCTATCAATCCTAACGTGTTCAAAAACCAATTCATTCATAACTTTAGCTTTTCGCCAAAATTACAAATTTATTGGTTTTCAAACATCTTCTTTTTCCTCCTTTAGTGTGACCTTGGTTGGCTTGTCAATATTTGGGTTTTCCTGCTTTAGTCGCAAGTAAATAAATTTTTGACAAACAACGCCAACCTCACCTTGGCCACTCCAATAATCTTGAGCGTATTTGCAAAACTGATCAATTCCAATGGCCGTTGAAAGTTTTACAAACCTGGTGATTGTTTCTTTCAACTCCTCCAAGGTTAGATTGGTGAGGAGTGAATAAGAGAATGAGAGCGTGTTGACTTTCCTTGCGTGTAAATTGAACTCAAGGGTTTTTTGTGTTGGCTCCCTTCGCTTTTTGGGCTGATTTGCTTTTGTCATCTTGACCGTAAATTGTGGCTTTCCAAACAAAACGCCAATACCTGAACGAAAAGACCAGGCGGATTTTATCAGGTGCCAATTCTGCTGATGAAAGAAGGTCATAAAGTACCCCCTTTTCATCAGCGTAAAAATAGCGGGTATCAGGTGGCCGTGTCATCAAAACCCCATTTTCCGCATTAACTCAAAAGCTTCATTCTTTTGCCTATCAAGTAGGTTTTTTTCAGCATCTGCCTGTATCCGGTTTCTAATGTACTGGACTAAGCCAAGCAACGCTTGCCCGTGTAGGGTGTAAACATTGCTCCTCCCTGGTTGGTATTGGGGATTGAGTACGGCTGTTGCGTCATACTTTGCCCCGTGCGCAATGATTTGCTTGGCTGACTCTTCCAGGTAATCAGCGTCAAGCTGATCAACCCAAACGTTGAGCAACTTTATTATCATTTCTGCCTGCTCAAAGCTTTTCTCATTGGAAAGCTCAATTTTAGTGTTGGTCTCTTGGCTCATGTGATCGTATTACGTCGAAAAGTGGTTTAAATTTGTGCCTATCCTGCCAAATGTATGGGAAACGCTGTTGTTGCAATTCATAAATTGGGAACTCCTCCATAATTCGGCCATGTCTATCAGTTGCGCCGCATTTCTTTGCTAGAGAGGTTCCAAGCTGCTTGACAAAAACAGGGATACCGTAAGAGTTCAGGGATACGGTTAAATCAACAAGCCAATCCAGTTGGCAAGGTCTTGCAATGTACTTGGGCTTTGGTTTCTTTTTGCCATCCCAAAGAGAGCCCGACTCCCCGCCAAGTATCGCCCAATGTATTCTCAAAGCGCTGGAGATGTCGTTGTATTCGTCAAAGTCAACGGGCTCAGTAAGTGGCTCAAAGCTGATAAATCTTGTCCTTGTGGGTACCTGTTGCAAATGCTTGTAAAAGGCGTCCATTGATTTTTTTGAACCGATTGAAGCCCCAATCCAAACATTGCTCCAGCCGTCGCCCCAATCATCAGGTAAGCAGAAATTTACCCGGTCAATTCTCTTGGTCAAAGTCTGAAAATACACAATCGCCCGTTTCAGTTTCTTTGATGTGCATAAAGCTTGCTACTTTTTTCATGTCGTCAAGCTTAGCTCTTAATTTCTCCCAACTTTTCCTCCCCTCCTCCAGGGCTCCAAAGTCAAATTCAATGGCAATCTTTTTACCGCCAATTAAATCTTGCCTGACTTTTTCCATGTCTTTGCCAACCTCTTTGGCTAGGTCTCCAAGCTTCTTTGGTTCCCATCTGGAAAAGTTGGGAGTTTCCCACTCCTCAATTTTTTCATCCAGTTCATTCCAAACTAACATTGGGTCAGCCCGGTAAAGAGGCTGCCTTGAAAATAAATCACAAAGCACGTTGATTGCCTTTTGTACGGCTCTGTTGGCTTGTGTATGCCCCGGCCAAGTTGCCAGCACATCAATGAATTGCACAGATTCATTGGGAAAAATAGAAGAGAGCAAATTTCTGCGCTCTTTCTCGCTAAATGGTAATCGGCTTGCCTCCATTGGTTTTAAAGTTTAAGGGCTTGTTTGTTTTCTCAGCCCTGAGTTTATCAAAATCGACATTTATCGTTTTCCCCTCCAGTATGAAAATTTCAACGCCTGGATTTTCAGAATTTACTTTGAACTTGTCTATAAATCCGCCTGAAATCCAGCGCCAACCGTCATTATAAAAAACATCGCAATTTACCAGGCCGTCAATTATAAATTTAGTTGCCAACCCTCTAACATTGTCGTTGTCTCTTTTCTTGTTGGTCTCATGCCAAAGGAAAATGATTGAGCAATTCTCTTGGACTGGTTCAACTTTATTCAACCAGGCATATTGGCCAACAGATTTTTCAATCTGTTCTTTTAAATTTCCGTATCCAGTTTGGCCAAATTTGCCGCCAAGTATTCTCAAGATTTCGTTGTTTCCTGGTAAACGACCAGGTACAAAAAAGCTTTGTACTCGTTTCATTGATTGCCCTTTTTCATTTTAATAAAATCATTCCGGTAAAAGTCAACAAGCAAAAAGCCGCCAATAATTGTGGCAATCCAAAAAAGCAAGTTGACCCAAAAAGGTAAATTCATTTTTCAAGAGTTTCCGGCGAAGTATACCAAAAGCAAAACCGCGCCAAACATTAAGAGAATAAAAACTACCTGGAGAATCTTTACAATCAGGCCGCCAATAATTGTGGGGATGATTGCCAAAAACCAAAACCTCTCTGTTCTACCTGTACCCCTGAACCAGTTTACACGAAAAAAAGACATTTTCTCATGTACCCATTGTTCTACCTGCCAAGCAAAGGGTATCCAAATATAAAACAAGTAGAAATCAAAGCCTTGGTTTTCTTTATTTACCGCCTCCAACCGTTGGTCAAGGTTCCCGGTAATACCTATTTTCACAATCCACAAAAACGGCAAATTGCCCATCACGTACAAATATTGGCTTGCTGAGGTATTATTGCCAGTTCGCCTCCTCCTTTGTCCAGGTGTCCCCGTTGATACCGAAAAGATCCCCCATTTTCTTTTTGACCTTTTCCAGAAACCCGGCAAAATCCCGGTCGGATAACCTGAGCGGGTTTTTTGGTAAGAGGATTTTTTGCCCCAACGCGTTTTTGATTTCATGCCCTCCTAAGATTTCAAGTCCCCAAAAATTGTTTGCGTCAAGTAAGTCATCCTGATTGAAAGGGTCTTTATCAGCGTTTCCCATGTCCCGTAAAGCTTGGACGGTTGCAGGCAAGTACTGAGTTAAGTACAACTGACGCCTCCAGCCCTGTATATCTTTGGGCTCCCCTTGGATTGTGATTTTTACAAATTGGCCTCCAAAGTGACCCAAAAGCGCATCCCTCAACCCCTCAGCTGATGGGGAAACGATCTTACCCGTTTTCCCATCAACCTTGGTGACCAATTCAATTTTCTTCACCTTCGTTGGCGTCGTCAATTGAGTAATACCCTTGCTCCCCCTCTCCTAATTGTTCACCATCAAAGGGAATGGGGATTTGGTCTTCATCGCCTTGGCTGCCTCTTGTCTCCAGGTACATCCTTTTGAATTCCAAGGCAACGTCATAAGCTGTTGCAAGCTGCAAAGCTGCCATTGATAGGGCGATTTCGCGGCCTGTTTGACCAAAGGAGAGTTGTTTGGTTGAAATCTGCAAAGTGATTTTCACGTTGCCTTTCTTTTCATCAAGTACAACTTTGCAAATTTGTTCACTTCGTTGGCCGTCGATTTCAACCGACTGGTTCACGTTTTTAACGTGCATTACCTCAGTTACTGGTAACTGTTGGCCTGGTGTGCGTTTTTTGGCTTTAGTTGCCATTGTTTGAAATTGTTTTAATTATTAAATAAGTTCTCAAAACGCTGTATTTCGTGGGCATATTTAAAGACCTTACCTGTTGCTAGGTGCCTAAATCCTTGCCCTTTCACTATTCTAAAGTTACAAATTTCATTCTTTGCGTACTGTATTCTTGTTGCGCTTTTATAGCCCAAATCAGTCATTACTTTGTGATCCAAGGGCAAGGGCTCCAACATCCAAACACTCATTTGGTGGATGTCTTCGCCAATCAAAACTTGCACCCAAGCCGCCTCTTTGGGTCTACCAATCCGGTCGTACAATTCTTTACTTGTGGCCTCAAGAATTTTGCAGGTTCTACCTCTGTACTTTTCAAGCGCACTATTGCACAACCAAACCTCCCCTATTGCCAAGCCTGTCATATAAATAAAATAAATTCTGGATGTACTTCATCACCTGACCGGGTGGCTAAAATTCCCCCTCCTCTATAAGTACCAACCACAATATCAACAACATCAATACTTCCTAACTCTTCGTCAGTAACAAGAGGCATTTTGGCAATTGCCTTTTGGCCAATCAAGTGACTATCTTTACCAATAAGTAAAGAAAGCCGTTCAAATCCTCCTGGAACTCCGTAATAAAATTCATTGGTCAATGAATGTGCAACGCTTTTTTTGTTGATCAGGTGAGCGGGGCAATCCTCC